CTAAAAAACACGGTCAACAGATTATGAGTTGCAATTACAAAAACATAATCACATGACCGAAAAATGGAAACCATCCCTCTGGAAAGCCCAACAACGGTATAAAAAATCAGAGAAGGGCAAGGATCGGGATCTGAAGTACGAGGGGACGGAGAAGGCAAGGGAACGGCGGAAACGCTACCTTGCCAACTTAACCCCAGAGCAACGGGAAAATCGACGCGAACAGAAGCGACTGTGCGCCGAAAGACGACGGGAGAAAGACAGACAGAAAACCCATCAGGAAAACACGGAGCAAAAAAATGAACACGAACTGGATCAAGACTGGATTTGAGTTTTTTGGAAATGTTGTTGTTGAAGTTGTCGAAAGCGAGGGGAGAGTGCGGGTGATGACAAAAGATGGTTTTATCCCCGTTAAGCAGTTTTGGGGATTTCACGAGCTACAAGAACTGAGGGAGAATGGACACTGTTAACATTCTCACGGTCTAAACATTCAAAACCCAGGATTCAACCCCTGGGTTTTTTGATATCTCAAGCTACCTAATTATCTAAACGCCTCAATCAAAACCGACTCAGGACACAACCCTATGCCAAAACATCTACAACAGATTCAAACCACTGCAAATGTTGTCTAGTCGCATCCTTAACGCCCTTCTGCGCTGCAAGTAATAGTTTGGAAAAAGCACTCCCCTCTGGAGTTGGAACCCAAGCCGGATCTTTCCCCGTGGGGTTAGGAGTTTGCAATCCATTCTCGGCTAACAATTGATTAACTCGCCTGCCACTGTATTTGATGCCAGTACGCTGTTCTAGGATGACTCCAATTTCGGTGGGTGTCAGAAGTTTTTCCTTAACTTCGATGACCAATTCCTTTTTCAAGTCTTCAGCCGAGGGACGGAGTGCAGGATAATATTTAGCGACATGATTGGCGGCGGACGCTGCAATTAAGTTTTTATCGAGTTCAGCGATACTCAGGATCATTGTCACGAAATCAAAAATCTCATGGGGTGTTGGCTTGTCTGAGATAGATTGAGTTTTGGTCTTGACCTGTTTAAGTTCACGCTCGCACTCAAGAAAATAACGGCGGATCTCTTTGCCCTTGCCATTGGGGAGCATCATCCCCATTTCCTTGAAACATCCAACCGTCATGTAGAATTTATCACAATAGCTGTAATTCCCTCCCTGACTGGTCTCCACTTTTTTGTGGAGCTTAAAGTCTATACTTTCATCGAAATGCTTACGGAGTTTTCGGACTAAGTAATCTTTGCGGGTTGGCTCTCCATCTTTACTGTGACAGTCCCACCATTGCATCGCGTCATCAAGGTCAACGGGAAACTCGATGTTAGAATCAATTAAGGTTAGAGCCAATTCTTTGTTAAAGTTATTCATTGTGATCCTGTTAGTTAGGTTTACGGCCCTTGGGTATTTGACGTACCGCGAAGGGCGATTTCTATTAACTATTATACCACAATTAATATTAATTAGTCTGGCAATCTTCCAATTAATTTAGGTTCAATTTCTGTTAGTTTGGAAAATCTTTGTAAGATAATTTCACAGTATGCGGGTGATAGCTCGAATCCGTAAACAGTGCGATCGCCTTCCATTTTTTGCGCTGCGATTATTGAGGGTGCGCTACCGAGAAACGGATCAAATATTAAATCATTGTCGTTGCCATACTTCTCAAAAAACCAGACGCACAAGTCTGTTGGCTTTTGTGTGGGGTGTACTCTTTTTCGGTCAAACTCTTTTTCTGTTCCAAAAAACCCAGCCCACTGAATCCTTGCAATCTCTCTTTTATGGGGTTTCTTACTCCAACATAATTCAAAACAACTACCAAACCGAGAATCTAATGACTCATGAACCCTTTTATCCCAGACAAGAAAAGCCCCATTATTTTTATTTGGGATGTGTTCAGAATAGTAGTCAGCACCCCACCAAAAAGATTCCCTAACCGAATCAAATAACATCATAAGAGATCGAGGATCAAAAGGTTCCGAGTCTCCTATAACCGGATCATACGCGCCACCTTTAGAAACAAACTTTTTATCCTGTCTTGACTCCATTCCTGAATAGTCTGTATCTAGGTTGATTCCATACGGAACATCACTCCAAACTATCCCCACATCCCCAAACCTATCCCCCAACAAAGCCCTAACATTCTTCTCAATAGTAGAATCACCGCAACCCAATCGGTGGCGGCCCAGTGCCCATATTTCACCCAACTTAACCCTTGATTCAATTTCATCAACCTTATCCAGAAGCTCGGCTATTTCTTCCTCATCTTCCTCTTGCTGTTCAGTCGAGTCAAACCCTTCACCCTTGCCCAACTGTTCCAACAATTCATTTAATTTATAATCAGGGAAGAACTCACTCAGATCAACTTCCTGAGCTAAATCATTTAAAAGATCAAAGTCCCATGTACTGAAATCCGAGGCAGTATTATCAGCGATCGCATATTGTTTCCAATCCGACTCTGATAACCCAGGCCGCTTAACAGCAACAATCGTATTACCATCGGCTTCTACAACCAAAACCTTCTCAATCCCTAATTGACCCGCCTCCTCAAAGGTTCCATTCCCCGCACGGATAACGTCATTCTCGTCGATCACAATAGAACGGCAAGCCCCAAACTGTTCTAAGGATTTGGAAATCACCTTAGCTGATAACGGCGTTCTTTTTCGGGCATTATTCGGATCGGGTGTCAGATTTGAAATATTTGTTTCAATAATTTTAGGTTTAGTCATATTTAAGTTGTAGAAAGGTTTATAGCTATGTTAACTTAAAATAGTAGTTATTCGTTATTAACCGCAATAAAAAAATTCAGACTTGATTTAATTGAGCAAGCGGTTCAACTCCTACTTGATAAACCTTGGCTAACCAACTGTGAGATAGCCAAACAGATTGGGGTAAGCGAAAGTTCTATAAGGCACTGGAAAAAACACCCGATATGGGAAGAAACCAAATATAAGATATTCCACAAATATGCAGAGGTATTAAAACCAATGTCTGAACAAGAAAAGACCGAACTTAGAGAAAAACTTTTAGAGCGACAACGCGAAATAGATATTTTTAGAAATGCACTAAAAGACAATACAGCCCAATGTTTCAAGGTAACAAATCAAGCCTATCGTGATCTTGCCAAGGATCAGGATGCGGTTAAGGCTTGCGCTAAAGCTACAAAGTCAGGGGTTCATGTCCAATCTAAAAATGCAATGGACGGATTAAAAACAATTATGTTGATAGACGAACATAGTTATCAACTCAGTATTATTATTGAAAACTTCGATAACTCTGAAGATGATAGTGAGGATTAGATATCATGCTTCGAGCTATCCAAAAAGGGGAGCGACTCAAGAAAGAATTAAGGGAAGCAAGGAAACGACAGCAGCAGAAACAAACTAAATCCGGTCGTAATTCCTTAACTCGATTTAAAAATGACCCCGTAGGTTTCTCTCGGTTTATTGGAGTCGAACCAACAGAGGATCAACAGCGATTCCTTGAGAGCGTCCGAGATAACCCAGAAACAAACGTTAAAGCCGCGCACGGGGTAGGAAAGTCTATCGGTTCGGCTGTATGTGTTTTGTGGTGGGTTTTTGCCGTTGACGGTCTGGCAATCACTACAGCCCCAACAGAGGATCAGGTTAAGCAAATCCTTTGGTCTGAGATACGGAAAATATATGACCGCAACAAAGAAAAGTTAGGCGGAACCCGTGGGGAGTTATTTGTCAGGAAATCCGAGACGGCACGGGCCTATGGTTTCACCGCTCGCAACTATGACACCAACTCATTCCAAGGTAAACACGCGGATAGGTTGCTACTCATAGCAGATGAAGCGGATGGCATCTCAGAAATTATTGACGATGGTTTTCAGTCATGCCTAACCGGATCGTCAAACAGAGGGTTAAGAATTGGCAACCCTCTGAATAAACAATCCCCATTCTCTAAGGCTTGCGATCGCACTAATATTACAATCCCTGCATGGAATCACCCCAATGTGGCTTGGGCATATCAACTTGAGGAAGTGATAGATCCGGCTGGTAAGTTAAGGTTAATCCATAGATTAAAACCATCGGTGGCAATTCAACTTTTAGACTCAAATGGATTAGTTAAAACTCAGGATAAATGGCCCCCCGAGTTTCCCCATGATGTCATCCCCGGCGCTATATCCCTGAAATGGATTGAAGAAGTCAGGCAAGACAAGGGTGAGTTTTCTGTGTTCTGGCAAGGTCGGGTAGAGGGTATTTTTCCAGAAGATATCATCGAGGGAATCATCCCTTCCACTTGGTTAAAAGCTGCAAGGGAACGCTACGACTTTAATCCTGAGTATTGGGATAGACGGGCTATTATTTCGCCTTGGAGACTTGGGGTTGATGTTGGGGATGGAGGGGATAGTCACGCCGTTGCATTATGGCGCGGTGATGTCCTTTATGAAGTAGTCTTATATCCCACTCAAGGGGATGAGTTAGACACAATTAGAATTGCTGATATTGTTGCTGAAAAGATTAGGAAACTAGGGGGTGCTTATTATGCTGCGGTTGATAAAACGGGCGTGGGTGCAGGGACGTTAGCACGATTAAAACAACAGGGGTATTTTGTCCGTGGTTGTGCTTTTGGAGAATCTGCTGAAAATAACCATGAGTTTTCAAACCGTAAGACCGAGCTATTCTGGAAACTTAGGGACGGGTTAAGGTTAGGGAAAATAGCGATCGCACCCCTCGGAGATATTGAGGATCAGGTATTCGAGGATCTATCATCACACCGTTACTCATTATCGGGAAAAGGTGGGGAAGATAGACAGATAGCTTGTGAGAGTAAGAAGCACGTCCGGGCTAGACTGAAACGTTCACCGGATGCAGGGGACTCGGTGATCATTGGATCATCTTGTCCCAATCCTACGTTTTCCGATGGGGTATCAGAACAGGATGTACTCAAGGAAAAAGTTAAGCAGCAGCAATTTAATCCAGAGGAGGTATCTGTTAAGAAGGTTAGAGAATTGTTTACTTAATGTTATAATAATTAATTATTGAAAAGATTATGTTTGACTCCGTTTTCTCTCCAAATAGTTCCGCAATATTCCGGGCTAAAACACCCGACTACGTTAAGCCAAAGTCGATAAAAATTAATCTAAATAGATTAGAGAGTGGTGGGGTTAATACTTTAACCGATGCCTTTAGTCGCGTGGTTTCTAAAGCATTAAAGGATTTAGACGGAGCGATTAGAACCAAGGACTCAAAGGCAATTGAAAACTATCAAGCCGTCTTAATTCCTGAGTTGACTAAATCAATTTATGGAATGTGGTTAGGGGGTTGGAACATCGGGCGGAAGCATGGAAACAATGAAATTAAGTCTCAACAGAAAAAGGGAACGGCTAATTTTGATGAGGATCTACTAGATACGGAATTGGCATCTATAGAGAATGTCCCTGCTCAGACTGCGATCGCTAATCGTTCA